GTCTATGGTAATAGAGAATGATGATCGATATTGTGTATTCATTTCATGTTTGGAAAAAAATATAAGTGAAGAAAAGTATTTTGACAATGTGGAAGATGCCAAATCTTTTGCGAGAGAGTGGGTGCTGTGAACCCATTTGATTATGTCAAGGATATCCTACAGGGAAAAAAGAACCTGATAGTAGATGACCTGAGTGAGAAGGACTATCAACCATTCCTTACCAATCGGTCACTGTCCTACCATCACGACTGTGTTTATGTTGCCAATGAGATGAATCGCAACCACTTTCTTGACAAAAAGCTACAGAATGATTTTCTTATAAATATCGTAAGGTCTAAGAAAAGAACCTATGCTAAGTGGATAAAATCTGAGAAAAGTGACGATATAGAATGCATCAAGCAGACATACGCCCTATCAGATGCCAAAGCACGTGATGCTTTGCGACTACTAAGCAACGAACAAATCCAAAAACTCAAAGAACAAACCCTGAAGGGTGGATTAGGAAAATGATATGGTTGATTTATCAAAATTCCTTGAGATTGAACTCAAGGAACAGGATGACTTTCTAAAAGTTAGAGAAACTCTAACACGAATTGGAGTATCGTCAAGAAAAGAAAAGGTGTTGTATCAGTCGTGCCATATATTACACAAACAAGGAAGATATTATCTGGTTCATTTTAAGGAGTTGTTCCTTTTAGATAACAAACCATCTAACCTTTCTGAGAATGACATACAAAGACGTAACGCAATTGCCGATTTATTAGAGGAATGGGGCTTGCTAAAGATTCTAAATCCTGCTATAATGGAAGATAATATAGCACCAATTCACCAGATAAAAATCATCTCTTTCAAAGAGAAAGATGAGTGGGAATTGATTACTAAATATAATATAGGTAAAAAGAAAACTGATTATTAATATGGTGACTTATCATGTACAAAGCGAAAAACAACTTGGTCAAACTTGTGAATAAGTATACCAAAGAAGAAGTATTTACTAGAGATTACGATGATGTGATTAGAGAGGGTGCCAATGAATTCGTTCGGGTCTTTACTCAATCAAATCCTCAAAGAACTTATCTTGTCAATCGCACAGCGTTTGAGATTGGCAAGTAAGTCGTGATGCCTTCGGGGTCACGTATTTTAACTTGCTTAATAGGAGAAATGTATGACACGTATTTCATTTGGACCTTTGTTCCATCAAACACTTGGTTTTGAAAACTTTATTCGTGATGTTGAGAAAATTCTTGATAGTGAAATCAAACCATCAACTTTCCCACCACACAACATCATCAAAGCAGATGACAATAAGTATGTTGTAGAACTTGCCGTTGCAGGTTTTACTAAAGATGAAATTGATGTTCAAGTTCAAGAGGGTAACTTGACTATCAGAGGTGAGAAGAAAGATAAAGACAATTCGACATATCTACATCATGGTATCGGTACCCGTTCTTTCACCAAAGTAATTACGATTGCAGACACCATTGAAGTTAAGGGTGCTGAAATCAAAGATGGTATCCTACGTGTGGGTCTTGAGAATGTAATTCCCGAACACAAGAAGCCACGTAAGATTGAAATTGGTAATGACTTGAAAGAGTTTAAACCACAACTCTTACAAGAGCAGCAACACATGGATCGTGCTCAAGCAGAAAATATACGTTCAACTTGGACGGATAATCTAGCATCATAAACGGTGGGGCGTAATGCCCCACTTATTAAAAGGTATATTATGGATAGAAATATAGAATCATATCTCAAAATTTTCAAGGTACTTTCTGAAGAAGATTGTATTAAGACTGTCAATGCTCTGAAAGAAAAAGATAAAGAATTCGAGATACATAAATTTTACAATGCACGTAATGGTACACATCACTCATACGAAAATGAACTTTCTGTGGCAAGTTGTCACATCGAAACAAAAGAATTAATCATGAAGGAAATATGGAATACTATTCAAAAGTATCTCGATGAGAATAGATTTACATGGTTCAACAGTTGGAGTGGGTATTCAGAAGTCCGTTTCAATCGATATCATACTGATACAGAAATGAAACTTCACTGTGATCATATTCATTCCTTATTTGATGGCCCACGTAAAGGTGTACCTACAATAAGTATTCTTGGTGCATTGAATAATGACTACAAAGGTGGCGAACTTGTATTTTGGAATGATACCGTTGTTGAGTTAAAGGCAGGTGAAATAATGATCTTTCCTTCAAACTTTTTATATCCACATGAGGTCAAACTAGTGACTGAAGGCACTAGGTACTCATTTGTTTCTTGGGCATGGTAATGAAACCTAATTCAAATTTTAAAATGAACAAACCATTGAAGGTCATGTTGGCCAATATGGAACCTGAACACAAAAAAATCTATCGTGATGCTATGGTATCAGCAATCATAGCACCAAAGATAGAATTCAAAAAGAAAAAGAAAGAAGAAGTCGTTGTAGAATAATAGCCAAAAAAAATTCTTATAATGCTCTACATGGTGTGAGCACTCACTTTATATTATGAAAATTAAATTTATACAAGCACACATGAAAGCGGCAGAAGTTTATGCCGAATTATCATCAGCAACTAGACTTCATGTCGGTTGTGTGGTCGTAAAAGATAACACCATCATTGGTATTGGGTATAACGGTATGCCAAGCGGTTGGGATAACAACTGTGAAGATACTGAATATATCTTGAAAGACGAATGCTACATTTCTCAAGAGGTATTGATTTCAAACGGTTATACCGAAACTGCTCATGGTTGGACAAGGAAAAAAACCAAACGTGAGGTGCTTCATGCTGAAACCAATGCTCTGGCAAAGATTGCACGTTCTACCAATTCTTCCGAAGATGCATCATTGTTTGTTACTCACGAACCTTGCTTAGATTGTGCTAAGATTATACATCAAGCAGGAATCAAAGAAGTATATTACCGTAATGCATATCCACGTGCCGATGGTGGGGCACAATTTCTAAAAAAATGCGGTATACGTGTATATCAACTTGACAAAGAATGAGAGTCTTGATATACTGTTTATAGTTTCAATTTTATGGAGTTAATATGAGTAGCACAACAAGAGTAGCAAAACAAATCGCAGAAACAAATCCAAAGTATCCAAAAGCATACAAATATGATGTTGTACTCCGTGAGTTCGACAACATGGTTGAGTTGATCGGTCTTGTTGACGATCCTACCTACGACATTGCCGACTTTCGTGGTCGTGAGATGTTGTTTCCTAAAAAATGGGTGACACTTGATGTCCTTGAAACTTCAATGAGGGTGGCCGCATGAATAACATTAAACTAATCACTTTCACCACACAACAAACAATCATCGCAGAAATCGTTGATTATGGTGATATTGGTATCCAAGTGAAAAATCCAGTTCAAGTAATTGCTGTTCCTCCACGCAATGCTAGTGATCAAGGTGGTGTAGGATTTGCACCATATCTTGCTTACACTGAAGAGTTTGATAAGGGTATCATAATCAAACATGAAAATATTTTTTGTGTCACAACTCCAATCAGTGATTTGCAGGAACAATATCGTAAGATGTTCAGTCGCATTGAAATTGCACCTGCTGGTCTACAACTATAACGAAAACTATGAATGAGTAAATACTACACAAACGTTGCGGTACATGGTAATCACATATTGTTTCGTGGTGTAAACAACGGTCGGAGGGTAAAGGGTAAAGTCCCATACTCTCCGACGTTGTTTTTGCAATCAAACAAACCTTCCGAATGGCGTTCATTATTTAATGAGCCGTTGGAGCCTATGAAGTTTGAAACTATTAGGGAGACTAGAGATTTTGTTAAACGTTATGAAGAAGTTTCAAATTTTAAAATCTATGGTAATACACGCTATGAATACGCATTCATCGCTGACAATCATAGAGGTGTCATTGATTGGGATATTTCTCATCTATCAGTTGTCATAATCGATATTGAGGTGGGATCAGAAAATGGTTTTCCTGATCCATACAAAGCACATGAACCTATTACTGCTATCGCCATTCATCAATTGAATGGTGGTACTACAGTCTATGGTTGTGGTGAATATAAAGTGAAAGGTGAAGAAACATATGTCTTATGTGAAGATGAGATCGATCTGTGTAAACGGTTTCTTGCTGATTGGTCAGTCAGTCCTCCTGACGTTGTTACTGGTTGGAATATCAAGTTCTTTGATATTCCTTACATTGTCAATAGGTTTACACGTATACTTGGAGAGGATAGCGTAAAGAAACTATCACCTTGGGGTGTGTATTCTCAACGTGATACCAAGTTCAAAGGTA